AGACAGCCCCCTCGTACAGCACACGATCAAGCACCACATATCCCTGCGCACTGCTGTATTCGCCTTGGTACACGGGACGAACGCGCCCGATCTTAAGCGTCGGCATACTTCACCTCCAGTTCACCGTCGGCATTGATGGAAAAATCGGCCTCAGGCTGTGCCGCCCCCGTGTAGTTCATGGCAAGGTCGCCGTCGCCATCCACCACGAACTGGATGAAGGTGGCATCCAGTGCCGTGGTGATGTCTCCCGTCTCTCCTTTCGGCCCCTGCGGCCCGGGCTCTCCGGGATCGCCTTTCTCTCCCTTCTCTCCTTGCAGGCCTTGCGGCCCCTGGGGACCGCGGGCACCGGTGGTGCCTTGCTCTCCTGCGGGTCCGGCCGGGCCAGCGATGCCCTGGATGCCCTGGGGGCCCCGTTCTCCGGGCAGTCCCTGCACGCCTTGCAGGCCTTGCGGGCCCTGTATCCCTTGCGGTCCACGCTCTCCCTGATCGCCCTTGTCCCCCCTGGCACCCTGCGGCCCTGTGGCACCGGCCGGGCCCTGCTTCCCGGGCATGCCGCGCGGGATCTTGAAGAAAAAGCGCAGGGAATCCGGCACGAAGTCCACGGCCGCGGCCTCCCCGGGCTCCAGCGTCTCCGCCTCCGCCGTGAGGCTGCCGATGTTCAAGTAGCTATCCTGGGCATCTTCCAGCAGTTGCCGTGCGGCCTGCTCGTGCCCTGCTGCGGCCTGTTCGCTGGAGGCGGCCTGCAAAGCACTGGTGGCGGCTGCCTGCTCGCTCCCCTCCGCGGCCTGCTCGCTGGCAGTGGCGGCCGTAGCGGCGTCTTTGGCGTCGTCACGGGCCTTGTAGAGCGAGCCCAGCAGGTCTTCCGGCGTGCCGCTGTCCGTGGCGTTGACCTTGACCGCCCGCGAAAGGCCGTCGCCCAGTTGCTGGATCATCTGCACCATGCGGTCTAGCTGGCCTTCCGTGGCTTCGGTGTCCACAGTGGCCGTATTGGAAAGGTCGAGTTCCTGCGTCAGGGGCACGGCGGACTCGATGGCCAACGTGGCACCGGCAGGTACTTTCCCGTCTGCCAGCGTCACCTTGCCGCCCGTCATGTCTCGGAAGACCGTTACGCTGTAATCACTGCCCGGCGCGAGTCTGGTCTGCGTCTCCGTATCCCCGGCAGCGGCCCAGGAGACGTTCACGTCTCCCGTGCCGTACAGGGCAAAGGGCACGGCGTATTCCAGCACACCGGCCGTGACGGTGTAGCGGACAAGGACTTTCTGGACTGGTATCATGGAGCCTCCACAAAGGGCGTGATGCGGCAGGACGGCCCCACCGCATCACGACAGGACCCGGCTAGCGGGCCAGATAGGAAAGGACGACGTCCACCGTGCCGCTGCTGGTGGCATCGGACGTGACCTTGACCTTGACGTAGCGCTTGGTGTCCGGCAGCACGAGCTTGCAGAGGATGTCCCCGTCGGCAAAGGACGTGCCCGTACTGGTGGTGCCGGTGATGGTCACTTCGGGCGCACCGGGGATGTCGGCAAACGGCCCGTCTTCCGTATCACTGCCTTGCAAGGTCAGCTTGAAGGTCTTGTCCGCTGCCACTTTCACCGCACCGGCCGCCATGACGGTGACGGCAAGGGCGCCATGATGTTCGCCCACGACAAGGGCGTTGGCGCAGACGAATTCGGCGGCATTGATGGCTTTGCCCTTCTCGAAGAACTGGTCGTACCAGCGATTCTCGGAACCGTAGGAAAAAGACATGTTCCCTCCTTCTTAGGCCACGGCCGTTTCGTTGCTGTCGGGCAGGTTGTAGGAGCCCACGACCTTGACACCGTTGATGGCGCCCACGATGGTCTGGAGGTCCTTGTCGCCATTGACGTACATGATGTCGGCCTGCTTGATGGCGCCGAACACGCGCTGCACCACGCGGTGATGGCCGAAGATCATGGTGTTCTGGGCCGAGCCGTGGATCTTGGCGATGGAGTCCTCGATCTGGGCCAGCGTGGGCAGTTTGGGCGTCTCGCCGTTGATGTCGATATTCACCAGGGCATGGACGGCCTTGGACGGCTTGAGCAGCTGCCAGCCGAAGCGGCCGCGGTACTCCACGCCGTAGCCGGTCACACCGGGCTGGGAGCGCAGGTGGTACAGATTGCCGCCGTTGATGGGCGTGGGATCGAGCAGACGGCCGGAGTTGAACTGCGTGGGGTCATAGATGCCCACATTGATCTCCTGGTCGAAACGCACCACGAGGATGGAGGAAAGCGTGCTGCCCGTCCCCCCGCAGGAAGTGAACAGCCTGTCCTTGAGGGCCGCCTTGCGCCAGTAGTCGCGCCAGATGGCCCGCTCGGTGTCCATGCCCGCCTGCCGGTAGAAGGCATTCTCGCGGCGGGCAAAATACTGCTTGGCACCGCCGAACTGCGCGGCCTTGTCCTTGCTGACCTCGATCTCGCCGCCCATCAGGCTGACATAGGTCTGGCGCAGCTGGGTCTCGGCCTGCATGGTGGGCAGCGGCGCGCCCAGGTCGGTAAAGCTGGCACCGGTGATCTTGTCCAGCACTTCTTCCACGTTCCACAGGCCGTGGGTGGCCGGGATCCATTTCAGCAGGGTCAGGATGGGGGCTTCCTCGGTCAGATAGTCCACCAGCTCCGGGCGCTTCTTCGCCTTCTCAAGGGCGATTTCTTTGAGCGTCTGTGCAACAGCCATGTGTCACTACTCCTTGAACATGCCCTTGTAGGTATCGACCGCGCTCTCCCGGGCATCGGAGGGAGCGGTACCACTGCCGCCGGACAGGACATCTTCGGACAGCAGCTTGCCGATCTCATGGAAGGCCCGCACGAACACGGGGTTATTGGCCATGCCACGACCTTCGATGGACGTGGCCAGGCGGCCGCCCATGCGTTTGTCCAAGGCCGTGAACGCCTTCAGGGCCGTCGCCTTGTTCTCGTCAAAGCGGCTGCCCCACTCGCTGCGCAGTTCCTTCACGCCGTCAGCGATGATCTTGTCCGTGATCTCCTTGTTGGCACCCAGCTGCCAGTCCAGCAGCTTTTGTGCCTGGTCCTGGGTGATACCGTTGTCCACGCAGAACTGGCGGAAACCGTTTTCCACGCACTGGTCGATCTGCCCCTTGAAGCTGTCGGGATATTTCAGGGCGATGTCCTCGACCTTTTCCGCCGGGCGGTAGCCAAGGCCACGTTCCAGGGCCTTGAGGGCCTCTTCCGCGCTTCCCACGTCCTTGAGTTTTTCGCCCCAGCCTTCGGGCAGACCTGCACGCCAGTCGGCAGGAGGCGTGGTGCCGTCACCGGCCGGCGTCCCTTCACCGCCTTGAGGTGTCCCACCCTGGGGCGTGGTTTCCGCAGGGTCGCCCGCAGGCGGGGTACCGGGATCGGTGACAGTAGAGGTCTCGATATCGTTGGACATGAAATCTTCCTCCTATTGGATGCCTTGAAGTTTGCACACGATGCGGATGTAGATGTCAGGTACGGCCTGGGCCATGCGGTTGAGGATCTGGTCGGCTATGTTCCGCATCCTCATGTCGTTTTCCGTGACCATCAGGCGGCCTGCCCCCAGCTCCTGCAGCAGCTGGAGCCAGATGCGTTCCGCTGCCGGGGACTGCATCATCTCGAACCAGTCCAGGCGCTCTGCTTCGTCCAGCCGGGCCTGTTCGGCCGCTTCTTCTTCATGGGTCAGGAGCTGTGGCATCAGGCATCATCCTCCTGCGGGCGTCCCATGACCTCACCGGCCACAGTGCCCTGTGTCCTGACATTGCCGACTTTGGCCATGCTTTCCATCATCCGGGCCTCCATATCTGCCTGCTGCTGGGCGGCTGCTGCCTGCTCGCGCTGCTGGCGGATGGCGGCCACCTGTTCGTCGCTGCGTATGATGCTGGCAGGTACGCCCAGACGTTGGGCCAGCTCGTCCACCATCTGGTCGAGATCCAGCTTGTCCAGGATGGTGGGCTGGCTCTGGGCCCACGGCCCCACCTGGTCCATGAACTGGCCGATGGAGACCGCAGCCGCCTGTTCCAGCATCTGGGCCATGGGCGACTGGTACGAGACGTTCAGCGTGGCCCACGGGCTGAGCCCCTGCGGGGGCGGGGGCAACAGCCCCTCTTCGTCCAGCAGCTGGTAGACGCGCTCGATGCAGAGCGTCAGGACACGCGGCTCATAGCTGGAGACCGTTGGGCCCATGAGCTCGGCAGAACGGCGGCGCCTGTCCATGTATTCGGTCATGGTCATGCCCGCCGGGCGCGTCTCAAGGCTCATGTTGGCGAAGATGTTGGCCTTCATCACGTCTTCGAGCCGCATGGAGATCTGCTCGATCTCCTGCTGCACGGCGCCCACGGCGGGGCCGAAATTCACTTCATAGAGCGGGCGCAGGGCATTGGACTGGCCATAGGCCGTATCGGAGATGACGCTGCCCGGCATGGCGCGCACATGGCGCTTGAGCGTGCCCGGGGCCAGCAGGGGCGGCTGGATCATCATCTCGATGCCCACGGCCTTGCGCTTCTCCCAGGCCTCGATGCCCTTCTGGTCTGCCAGGGCATCGTCGCCGGGGCCGGTGCCGTAGACACCGCGGGCATCCTCCCAGGTGGAGAAGAAGAACGGCATGGAGCGGAAACCGCTTTCCCGCAGCAGTTCCGTGCCGCCCTGGTCTTCGTACCAGAAGGAGGCAAAGGGCATGTTGCGGTTGTCCCCGCGCTCTGGGTCGCGTTCCTCACGCTTGCGCACCACCTGCACCACCTCGATGGGGGCATAGGGCTGGCTCTCCAGCTTTTGCCGCGTGGCCTCGCACAGCCTGTCCCTGCCGAAGCGCCGGGCCATCTCCACCGGCGTCATGCGCAAACGCCGCACCACGCAGGACAGCGTACGGTCTTCGTCCAGGGCCACGGCATAGGTGCCGCAGGTCTGGCAGGCGAAACGGGCCACGGTACGGGCCGAGGCATCACAGGAAAGCAGCGCGCAGCCAAAACCCAGCAGCTCGCGGTTGAAGGCATGGATGGCACTGTAGAAGCCGCCCGCGGCCAGCACGGCGCGGATGCGGGCATCCACCACGTCCACATATTCGTTGCCGCCGGTGACTTCCCTGTCGGCCCTGTCCAGGAACTGGTGCCGGAACCACGGCGAGGACGCCGGTGTGATGGCCTGCGTCATGCCCGCAGCAGCTTTGCCCAGGGCGCGCTGGGCCGCCGGGTTGAGCAGGTTGGCGTCCCGCAGACATTCCGTCTCTTCGCCCTGGAACAGGCCGCGCGACGGCAGGATGAGCTTGCCTATCTCCCATTGCTGGGCCAGCCGTTTGCTGCGCAGCCCTTCCAGATGGGCCACCAGCTGTTTGAGCTCCTTCAGCGTCGGGGCTGCCATGGTCTACCCCATGCGCCCCAGCAGGCTGGAGCCGGTGCTGGCGACACCGCCCGAAGTCCCCAGGGGCGAAGTCAGTACCGTGCCGCCCATCTGCTGCCGGCGGCGGAGCTTGCGCTGCTCCTCGTCACGGATGGACTGGCTTTCCGCTTCCTGTTCGGCCTCGCGCGGTGCCTCTTCCGCCTCATAGGTGATGACCGACGGCCCCGAAGACTGCCCGCCACCAAAGATCGACGAAACGACGCCTCCCATATCCCCTCCTCAAAGATCGTTGCGGTCCAGGCTGGCAAAGGCCATGTCCCGGCAGCGTGCCGGGGCGCCCGGACCGGGCATGTGACAGCCGCCGCGCAGGCGCTGCGGCCAGAGCGTGAACCCAAGTCCCGCCATGAAGCGGTGCAGGTGCCGGTACGAAGCGGGATAGGCGGCCAGCAGGGAACGCAGGGGCCAGGTGCGGAATATCCAGGCCACGGCCTCGCGCCCCAGGCGGAGGCTGTCAGACTGCCAGTCCCGAAAGATGACGAAATGCACCGTACCGCTCAGGCCGGCGGGCACCACCCACAGGGCCCCTGCCAGCCGCCCTTCCCGGACATCATCGAAGGCAAGGCCCGTCAGGGTGGTACGCGGCGAGACCGTGTCCAGCCAGTCCAGCACCGTGGGGTCGACCCGGTCCCAGAGCACGGCATGGGCCAGCCCCTCGTCCTGCATCCTGGCCCAGGGCAGACGCCGCAACTCCGGCGTATCCGCCTGGATGAAGCGGTAGGCATGCTGACTACCAGGGGCGAGCATCGTCCTCTCCTCCATCCCAGCTGAACAAAAAGCCGTGGGCATCACGGGCCTGTTCCGGCAGGAACATCTCCTGCCCAGGCTCCGGCAGGGCCACGGGCGCGGCAAAGGTCAGGGCCAGGGCGTCGGCGATGTCCGGCGAAGCCCCCAGGCGCTCCTTGATCTTGTCCTTGGGCTCCAGCACCATGCGGCCCGCGGCATCGTACCAGTACAGGGGGGCCGAGAGCTCCGCCCGCAGGCGGGGCACGTCGTCCCCTTCATCCGGCAGCTTGCCGCCGGACTTGAGCCACTGGCGCAGGCCGTACCACATCTCGGAACGCCGGTTGGCAAAGCGACCTTCCTGCAACGGCTTGCCGCCGAAAGGCACCTCAATGACATCGTGGCCCAGCTGGCGCAGGCGGTCGATGACGCCCTGCCCCTGCCCGGCGTCGATGAACACGGCGTGGGGGCGGTTCTCCATGATGGCGGCGGCCACCCTGTCGGCCAGCTGCATGTTGTCCAGCCCGCGCATGACCACCGGCCCGTCTGCCTTGAGCCCCTGCCGTCTGACGATGACGCTGCTGTCGGCCCCGAAGCGGGCCACGTCCACGCCCAGGATGACGGGCATGCCGCCCACATCGTCCCACGCCAGCTGCCGGGCCTCGGCCTCCAGCACGTCGGGCAACGGGATGAGGATGTCGTCGGAGCTGGCCGTGAAGTCGCAGAGCATCTCCTGACGCCAGGCGTTCTCCGAAAGTTCGGCTCGCAGGCGTTCCACTTCAGCAGGCGGCAGGCTGGTGGTGCCCGTGACCGGGAATGACATGGCACACCACAGCGGGTCGCCTTTTTGCTGCCGCTCCAGGGCGCGGTAGTACAATTCACTGAAAAGGTTGATGCCGTGCGGGGTGCCGATGAACAGCGCCCATCCTTCACGGTCTGCCAAAGCCGGCTGGATGATCTCGCCCCACACTTCGGGCTTCATATCGGCCACTTCGTCCAGCACCACCCCGTCGAAATACAGGCCGCGCAAGGAGTCCGGGTTATCGGCACCATAGATGCGGATGCGGGCCCCATTGGGCAGCATGATGGACAATTCGGATTCGTTGACCGTACGGCCGGGGATGGGCGACGTGTAGTATTTCAGATAGTCCCAGGCCACAGCCTTGGCCTGGTTGCGGAAGGGCGCCACATAGGCGAAAGAGCCGCGGGGCTTATTGCAGGTCAGGGCCCCCTTGATGGTGTGGTTGACGGCCAGCACTGTCTTGCCGTAACGGCGG